CAATTGTTGCCGTAGCACCAGAACCATCACCTGTAATACTGACTGTAATAGTAGCATTAGCCAAATCGTATCCACTTCCTCCATTCATTACATTAATAACATCAATATTACCTACACCAGCCGCAGTTAATTTAGGACTAGGCGTATTGCCACCAATCGGTACAGGCATCCAATCAGCATTCATAAAAGTGATTTTTGTTCCAGTATCTATGGTATACATATATTTCCATTTATAACCATCTGCAGCTTTATAAATGTTATTAGTACCATAAGAACCTGGTTCAAAGTATGGTTCTACAGTTGATGCTTGGTCATTATTATTCCAAAGACATTTAAAAACTTGGTCATATTGATTTCTGATGTAAAAATTATATAATCTATGGCCATTACCATCAACTTCAAACATATCTACATCATCTTGATAGTAATCATATGTTACACCAGTTGTCCAATCAATTCTAGGAACAACAGGTGATAAGTTTCCAGATGTAATATTTTTTGCCACAAACATGTTCTTAAAAACTTGTTTGATGTATCTTTGGTCTTGTTGAGGTTGTGGTGGATTATTATCATCTACCCAAGGATCCACTTTAGATAAGAAACAATATAAAGAAGATAGTGGTGTTGCAAATTCTGGTGGTGTAGAAACAACAGGTGAAAAATACACCTGTTCAACCGATGAGACTTTGGAGTTATAAGTGAGTATGTTTTTTGTTGCCATGATGTCTATTTATCTATATTGATCCAAAAATAGTATTGCCATAAAGTGTTATATTTGTTGCATAAGCTGTCAAAGAGTTAGTTAACCAAGTGCTGTCTTTAAGTGTTACAGTATTTGATAATGAATTCGAACTTGCTATCTCTGATGTAATCATAACATCATCTTCAGATGTAAAAGTTATGGTTGTTCCTGGTAATATTGTATCTAATATGGTAACACTATCCATATTATAAAATTCAACAACATTATAATAACCAGTTCCACTACCAGCTTCCATTATTAGGTGTGAATTGGTATCATTTGTATAGTATGATAAGTGGTGGCTTGTATTGTAATAAGTATTTCCTGTTGATGTAAAACTTCCATTTGATTTTAATACATATCTACCCAACAGTTGCATACCAGATGGATGCAATAAATTCAATAATATATCCTTGTACTTTGATATTTCTTTTTCAACGGTGATTTGATATGTATAATTATTATACACAGAACTTTGGAGTACACTAAAAGAACTAGGTTGTCCTTGTTTATTTAAATACTGACCTTCGCTTATAACAAGACCATTTAAGAAAGCTGCATTAGCAATTGCACGGCCATCACCATAAGTTCTAATACCATTAGTATTATAATTTTCATTATAAGCAATATTAGCCATAACGAAATGAACATTTTTATTGTTTATCTTTAATGGTTTTGTTGGATCTGGATTAGTGTTGTATTCAAACACCCTTAAATTATAAAGACTTTGTGCTGGATCACCATTCGGCAATAACAATACAGCGTTATTCACCGTGGCTCTATAAGTTGATGAATTGACATCAACACCTTGGAAAATAATATCACCTAATCTTGGATATTGACTAATACTTACATTAGAAACAATAATATCTTGTATTTTCAAAGATACATTTGGTTTAGATACATAGTCTTCACCATTATCCAATATTGAAATTGTACTAACAGCACCAGTTTTATCTGTATCAAAAGAAAAGGTTGCACCTGCACCTAGAATATTTGGAACATATAAACTGGCACCATATGCATCTACATTAGCAGAATCAACGGATACAGTAGGTAATGATAGTGTCCTATATCCCATACCACCCAATGGAAATTGATTGGTTGCTGTATATGTAACCGAAGTTATTGTTCCATTAAAATCAACATTACTTACTTCGGCCTGAGCTCCATAACCAGAACCACCGGCAAAAATAATTGTATCATTGAGTTCATAACCTTGGCCACCAGAATTAATTTGTATTGGTGCTAAAATTCCAATATTGGCCAAGTCATCAGAATTACCAACATCATCTTTGTACAATGATGAGGCAGTTATAACTGGTAGTTTTTTAATTCCACCGCCACCATTTGTTAATAATACGGAAGAAATTGGAAAAACTGGATATTTTGCAAATGTAAATGCATCAGATAGTTTGGTATTTACATTTGATATAGCCACATTTGCAAAAAAGAAATTGATATTACTTAACGGTGTAAATTGTTTAAGAGCAATCGAATCTGTGGGAACAAATGTTACATTGGCTGCTGTTTGGGTATTTGGATTTAATGAACCAACTTGAGCTGCAGCACCTAGAGCATTTGTTATATTGATGGAAGAATATACATTTCCATTAACATTTGCAGAATAACCATAACCACCTGCAATTACACCAATATTTAAAATAGAGCCTGCAGATGTAGTTCCAACTTCAGCAATAGCACCATGGCCATTAGAGGTTTCTAATCCACCATATACTATAACTGGATCACCTGATTGATAAAATAGTCCACGATTTTTTGCATCAACTTTGATAGAACTAATCTGTCCAACTAATTTGGCTCTTAGTATTGTGGATCCTGATGTACCTTTTGGAACTTCTTTGTTGTTTTTGAAGTATACATCTTGATTTTTATTGTTTACAACTCGTATATACTCTCCAGATTGAAACAACCTTTCGATATTGGAAATAAATACTTCTGTTTTATTACCAGCAACAGCTGAGTTTTCAACCACGGCAATTGATTTTGTTGTTTCACCAAAAACCCTGTAGTTATTGATGCTTAAGAAATTCTTATTCAATGTCAGTAACTTTAAACTCTTAGTGACATACCAAAGACCTGAAGAAGCTCTGAAGACGGAATCTTTGGTATAAAACAAATCAAAATCGGAATTGTACAGTACTCTGAACAAAAACTGATAAGAAGCTGGTGTGCCTTTAGATTTATATAATTGCTTAGCTATCTTGACGGCTTTATCTTTGTCGATTAAAGCGTCTTGTGGAAAATACTGTAAGAAATCATTGATAAAATAATCAATAAATTGATTAGTCGTATTATCAATATCTTTATAGTTTAATAAATTGTTTGAGATATCTAAAACTTGGCCATTGGTTTCCATCCATTCATAATAAGCCTGTAAAAAAGATACAAACTTATCATAATCTGGATTTTCCCGTATGAAAGCGGGAAGTTGTGATGGTACTAATAGAGAAGTTTTTTGGCCGTTAGTTATCATGACGTTTTAGTTTTTACATTTACGATGATGGCATTTGGATCGAAAGCGTCAATTGATAAAATTCTATTGTATGTTGATGACACGATAGATGTTGATGGTGTGGCCGTTATAGTATATTGTCCTAAATCATTGTCTACTTGATATGGATTGAAGTTATTCAAATTGATAATACCATTGGCATAATCAATAGTTCCAATGTTTGGATCCAATATTACTTTACCATTTACACCATCAATATAGTATAGCCTTAGTGTGCCGTAACGACCTTTTAGATTAACCACAAGAGATGCTAACTTACCTTGTGTATCGTTTGCTCCGTTTGTTACAGTTGCATAAGCTGTTGTATAATTATTTCCTGAATTTGTTACTGTAACACTTATGATTGAACCCAAACTATTGAGTGTTGCTTCTGCTGTTGCACCAGTACCATCACCATAAATGGTAACTGTTGGTGCTGTACTATATCCATAACCCGGATTTACAATGCCTATCGTATCCACACCGTATGTTGTTACTGGAACTTCTTCTATGTAAACACCATCGGTAATCTGATTGGCATTTGGATATTGTACGGCAGGAGAACTACTGATACCACTCAAAAAAGAACCTTTTTGAATTGGTACATTGTAATATAGTTTATAAGTCGATGCATCAACAAGATTAGGATAGAATTTCTTTTGTAATTGTAGATTCAATTCACAAGCAATGATTGATTTGTTGGCTGTTTGAATTAAATTAATTAATTCTGAAGAAGAAAATGTTGAATTGAAAGTATTCAAATTTGTATCGGAGAAATTAGTAACTGTAGTTTTTACCAAATTTGCGATATCATTTGAAGTCAATGTTGTTTTCTTTGGATCATACAATACAGTTATAGTAGGCTGAATGAATGTATAATCTGGATCAACAAGTGTTGGCTGAACTGTCATTACCGATATAGGCTTGATGACATTTTGTACCAATCTCTGTTTCTGTGTATCAGTTAAAGAATAGCCACCAGTTGGCTTCAAAGCAATAAAGACTTGACCGTATACTGGAGGTATATTTTGTTCTCCGCCCCAAACATTAACTGCATCAAATGATATGCCTAATTTGTTTTGTTGTATCAGAGTAATGTAATCTTCTTTGGTGACAGCACGGTTTTGTGCTGAGAACGCCTTTGGAGCCTGATACTTAATAGAATTTATAGATTCTTTAGCAGAACCCTTTGAAGCTTCAACAATAGGAGTGACAGAATAACTTCCCATGTTGGCAATAGTATCCATCAACACAAAGTTGTTCGCACCGGCTGCTGAGGTGCCTTGTGTTGAAACATAAGATACAACAATCACATTATTATCGGATAATTTTTTACCTAAAATACCATCACCAAACACCAATTGATAATTGCCAGTCAATCCTTCTTGTAAGAAGTATACTTGTGACTTAGAATTGAGTGTAAGATAGTCTTCAGAAGACTTATAAATCTCAAAAGATGAATTAGAAACTGATTCTTGTACAACAACCTGAATAGAACTTGTATCGATATTTTGGTCGGGTATTTCAAACAAATATTTTGGATTTAATGTGGAATCTACCGTAAAACGGTATGTATTTGGTATTCCTTGTTTCAATTCAAGGTTATCAATTATTCCAGTACCACCACTTACTGATACTGTGTTTGTGTCGATTGTAACAAAATTATAATTCACACCATCGATGGCTTCAGATAAGAAGTTGGTGAATTTTGGTATTGTTAGTGTTGGAGTTGTTACTGAATTACCAGTAAATTTGATGTATGCAGATGGTGCAATCGATGATTTTGGTGTATAATTTAATGCTTTGGCTTGAGAAACAACAGAACTTCTTTGTAATGCTGTGTCCAAAAACATCTCATTGGCCACCATATTCAAGTAGTAGGCATTATATTGTGTGTTGTAAGCCAACAGATCCAATAGTACAGATAAAGATGAACCATCAAAGTTATAATCTTTAAATGTGTCTTGTGTTTGAAGATAGGCAATAAAGTTATTTTTGATATTACCAAAGTCTAAGTCGGTAAGTTGAACGTTTGTATTGGACGATGCCATTATCTTGACCTTTCAAGAAGTAGGTTTACTGTTGTTGGCAAAGTATTATTTCCTATAAAAAACCTTAGTGTGATAGAATAACCATTCTCACTCAATTTTGGTACTACCAAAACTTCTTCAATATTCACTCTAGGTTCATAATTTCTAATCACATTTACTATCTCATCTTTAATCAGTCCGGAGCTCAATACGCCTATTGGTTCAAATAATAATTTGTCAATATTTGATCCTAAAGTTGGTTGGAATGGTCTTTCATAAAAATTAGTCAGCAATAGATTACGAACTGAAGCAATAACTGCTTGTTCATTGTATCTTAGAGCTATATCATTTGAAACCGGTAGTCGATTAAATGTCAAGTCTATATCTGAGTATATTTTATTAAGTGTTGCCATTTTCTATTTATAGAGCCTAGGAGTAAATTCGCTTTTTGGACTTTTGGTCACCGTCCGGAGATTTCTAGGGGCCGGCAAGGATTTTGAAATTTTCGGATTTTAGTTGATTCTCGATTTTGTCTTGTCTGTGCCAATAAGTGTGTTTACCAAGAATTTTTCAGATTCACCCATATTTACCAATTGCTTTGTGGTGTTGTATTTGTCAATTAAACCTTTTAACTTTAAATAAAATGTTTTGTCTGCGGTTTCTCGTTCCATCATTAAAGTTACAGTATTTGTAAAAGTATTAGCAATTGTTGATGCCGCAGAAAAAGTCAAATTGGAACTCCAACTACCACTAATTTCATCAGGAACAAAAGTTAGACTTTTTAAGAGTGTTTGTGTACCAGAATACATAGTACTGGCTAAAAGGTTAATCTGATTTGCTTCCAATATACTTGTAAAACAACCTAACATTACAGAGTTATTTGCAATGCCATCAGTTTGATTAACAATATAAGTGGCTGATTTGGCTGCTTGGGTCGCTGTTGTAAAATATGGTAAATTAGTACCATCTATATGTTCAGTTGCATCATTAGCTTGTAACCTTACATTAGAAAGGCGGTCCGTGTGATATAAAAATGTTTTGGTGTTTTGGCCTGTATAATATTCATTTCCATAAGACAAAAACTGAGAACTATAAAAAATATTATTAAATAGTTCTTGTATATTAGTATCTGTATTTGTAATTGGCCAATGTGACAGAATGACATTGGCTGTGTTGCTCATGAAATGAATACTGTTGGAAACTGGATTTTTATAATATCCACCAACATCATTATTGGCAATATCTTTAGCTTGCCATGACGTAATAACTGGTGGTACAGTATTTAAATGTGCCTGTGTGTTTGCGGAGAAAGTAACAACTTTTTTATTAGGATCAGAATAGTTGAATCCTAGCGTAGAGTAAACTCCTGTTGCATTATTTACGATTGCCATAATATCCTCAATTAAAACATTTTTGGGAATGCTGGAAGTGTTGGTCGACCAAGATTTCCAATATGTGTATGAGTATCAAAAATCGTTGTATTAATAACATCGGTCATCAAAACTGCATCCATAATACCAAA